TTTCGAGGGGTGGCTCGAGCGAGCGCGAAGTTCGTTCGTACCGTGACGCTGGACGATTCCAGCACCGCGGACGCAATCGTCGAAGTCAACTTCTCTGTCCCTGTCGGGATGGCTGAAGCGGACATCGATAGCTTGCGTGACGACATGGGGGATTTCCTCATTTCGTCGAACGGCGACGACCTCGTGTTCAAGCACGACATCAATCAGTAAGACGGTGAAGACGGATGAACATCCCTCTGAACCGTTGGACACTGCTTGCGGGTGCGGCTATTGCGGCTCTGTTGGGTCCCGACTTTCTGTCGGCCCTGACCAGAGTCTTTCTAGCTGCGACTGCGAGCTATGTCCCTGCGATGTAATGCTTGTCCATCCGGATCCAGACGACGAGAGTCATCTGTACGTCCGGTGGGAGTCCCTTTAGTTCCAACCAACACACTCAATGTGAGGTGATTTATGTCAAGCCATGTGGCTTCTGTCCTTGTCCGTGCCTCGGGTGCTTTAGTTGACTCACACCTACGTGTCGGGAACTTGCATCAGCTTGTTCTCGTTCGTAGGTTACAGTCTTCTGGCGCCTTCGGCTGGATTGGACCTGACCGCTTCGTACTGGTTCCTGTGGCCTTGATGAAGGTCTCAGGCGTTGCTCCCCTTGCCTTTCCTGCCTTTGAAAAAGGGTCGGATGGGTTTTGGAGAGTAGGTTCTACAGCTAAGAGCTTCCTGTCGTCGGGATTAGTCCCGGCTTCAAGGTCTCCTACTGAGAGAGCCTGGTACGTTGCCCATACAGAACTGCTCAAGGATTTCACAACCCTTGTTCATTCTCTGGGTGATCGGTCGACAACTGGTTGAGGCAGAGGTACCTATCATGCGTAACTCAATCGTGACGAAAGAGCTGCGCCAGGGTAGTTCAGAAATTCTGGCTACACTGGTAGGTAAACTCTGTTACCGTTCCCTGGAACTCATACCCGAGGACCCCGCAATCAAGAAGCTCTTAGGAGCTGCTCGTGCGCGGGATTTCCTCGGGATGATAAGTTCCGCTGAGTCCCTCGAGACACAGTCGTACTCGAGCGCCCTTGATCGGGGCGTTAAGACTCAGTTGTCGGCAGTAGTGAAGAAGTATCCGTTTACTTCCGATGAAGCCCCCGGGTTTGACCCTGAGGGCACCGCCTGGAAGAAATTCCTTGCGGCAGAACATCGATGTAAGCGGGTAAATCAACGATCAGCCCTCCTCCGTTATGGAGTAGGGTTCCCTTATGGAGAGTTTATCTCTATCATGAAGGGCTATATCCGTCGCGTTATCGGGAGAAGTCCTGACTACGCTAAGATATATGATCACTGCGACTGGGGACCGGGGGCTAACGTCGGGGTGTCGGGCGATCGCACGAACTTCGCTAGGAAATTCCTAGCGAGGCCGTGGACCGTCACTCCTCTCGCGCTCTCGTACTGCACACGCGCGCTCTGGTCGAACGACCAGTTACGGATTCTCACTCTTATGGGTGAGGGACCGTTCGTGTCCTATGACTGGGAGAAATTTCAGTCACTGGTGCGGCAGCGTGTACGGTTGGTAACGTCCAACAACATATGCTTTGTGCCCAAGACGTTCAAGACCAACAGGTCTATCGCGTCTGAACCACTACTCAACGGGTACTTACAGAAGGGTGTCGATCTTTATCTTCGTGAGCGTCTTGCTCACGTCGGTATTGATCTTCGAGACCAAGAGCAAAATCAGCTCATGGCCCGCAAGGGATCGCTTGGGGGTTTCAACCCCTACGCGACGCTCGATTTGTCATCTGCCTCGGACTCCTTGTCCATTGGCATTTGCAAGACCCTTCTCCCGCCTGACTGGTTCGAGTTCCTTAACTCTATCCGGTCACATCAGTACAAGTATCGTGGACAGGTTCTTACCTACCACAAATTTGTATCGATGGGTAATGGTTTCTGCTTCCCACTTCAAACGCTGGTGTTCGCCGCTGTTTGTTACGCCTCAAGCGTAATCAACCAGCAGCCCGTTGACTTTCGAGTCTACGGAGACGACATCATCGTACGACAATCACTGGCCCTTCAGGTAATTGAAGTTCTCAAATACCTTGGGTTTGTGACAAACTCTGATAAGACCCACGTAGTGGGTCCGTTCAGAGAGTCGTGTGGTGCAGATTGGCACTGCGGTCAGGACGTTCGTCCTGTGTACGTGGACTTTAGGATCGATACGAATATCGACCTTTATAAGATCCACAACTCATTCCTTCGGTCAGAAGCGTGCATGGGAATTTCTTCTCATGTGCGTGACTGGCTTCGGGAGATTTGCCCACCAGAATTACGGCTTGTAAGGCCGTACCATGGTAACGCCGATGCAGCCTTTACGGTTGCAAAGGACGTGGCAATGAGTTCCAAGTTCGTAGTGTGGGATCGTCGCACATGGGCCTGGG